TTGCCTGTGGGGGTTCTAGGAGTGCTATAGCCCCCCTGAGAATTGCCCGGAGATCCAGGTTTACCCGTAGCGTTAAATGGCTCACCAGAGGCTGTAGAGGTCCCTCTGGGAGGAGTCTGTTGCGTTCCAGAAGATTGTTTAGCTGTATTATAGGTCTTTAAAAATTCAGCACGAACCTTTCTAGCCTTTTCCGCAGCGGCAGGGTTGTCCTTGACCCAGTTCTCAAAATCCTGATCAGTCATTGCAGCAAATCCCTTACCAGCTTGTTCAAGAATTACAGTAAGACTATCTTCCTGAAATTGGCTAAAAGTTTTCATATTTCTTATCTTTTCTATATTTATCTTCTCTTACGTTTTACGTCATCAGGTTTAGTTGCCCCATATAGTTTTGGATTTATTCTACCCTGAGTATATGTAATCGATTGGACTACATCCCTACCAAATTTATCATAGTATGCATCAAAGACCTTGGACTTGGTGTACGATTGCACAATATCTAAAAAAATAGTGCCATTAAGTTTATACTGTATCAAGTGTGAATTGCTTGGCAAATTTTTAGAATTTGCCATAGACCTATCACAATTTTCATGAAGTATTTTTATGCTGTATTTTTTAAGATATTCCTTGTCCTCCTTAGTCCAGAGAGATTTTATACTAGGCTCTGTCTCCCCACTGGATTTGTTGGAAGGCTTCTCTGACGACATTGTGGGTGATTCTATATTTTGTTCCAAGTTTCTTATCCTTTACTAAACATACAACTTCGGCTTCATCCTGTTGAAGAGACTCAATCATCTGAATAAAAAGAACTTCCTTTTTTCCTTGAGCCATTTCATAATCCCCACCTTCGATAAAATGATAGAATTTTCTATATTCGCTCGAAATGCGTGTATGTTCAGTTCCAGCTGGAGCATCATTTGGGGTATATGGAACTTCACCTTCAGGTAAACATGAGGTGATTGACGGATCAAAATTCCAAATCAATACTGCCTTTAGTGCAGGAGTTTCATTACTACGAAGAATTTCAATCTTCTCTTCCTTTGTTTTTGCGTTTGATACTTTTTGTAAAATTTCCGAAATCAACGGATTGTTAGGCAATTTCATTTCATCTCCTTTTAATTAGTCTTCATAGTCGTCATCAAAAAAATCTTCGCTAGGTTCAAATCTAACAGCTATTAATTCATCAGGAATTAGCATTCCATTCTCATCATACATTTCTGGATGATACTGCTCCTCTACCTTTTCCCAAAAGTAGTCTTTAGCAATCCATCCAATTACACCACCGACAATCAAAAATAGTACAGAAAATAAAATACTAAATGTTGCCGCTACTACCGTTAACTCCATCTGAGTGCTCCTTTACTTCTTGATTCATTATATCTAAAGAAAACTCAAAGTAAATGGTCACTTTTTTGCGGAAGACCATAACCGTCTTACCAAACCTCATTAGGCAGGTTTTAGCAATTGGAACTTTCTTCCTAGAACGAAGCATTAATTCAACACCTTTATTTATCCCACTAAGCTTCATAATTATTTTGAATATACTTTGCTAGATCGGTACAACCCCCAATTAACGAATCCTCAACAAAAACTCTAGGGAAGGTTGATCCTTCTCCAAACTTATCAATAAAGTCTTCTCGTTGGAAATCCCTTCCAAGCTTATATTCAGAATAACTCAAATTGAGAGATTCTAAAAGCTCCTTTGCCTTAACACACCAAGGACAGTAGTCCCGAGTATAGATTAAAAAATTGTTCATAGTAAGATAAAAATTAAAGGAATTACTACTGCACTGTATCCTATCATAGAACCAAGAATTATGTCAAGTACTTCAAGACCACTTTTAGAAATCATATACCTCTAGGTATAATAGTCATTTGGGGGGATTTAGACTGAAGAGAAGCTATTATAAAATCGCAAGCATTCTTAGGATTAGTATGTTCACCGCAAGTAAATATATCTACTGCAGCATATTCCATTTCTGGCCAAGTATGTATGCTAATATGACTCTCGGAAAGTAGGCAAATTGCGGTTATTCCCTGAGGCGTAAATTCATACTTCACTTCTTCTAAAAGGGTCGAATTTGATTGAACAATTGCCTCTCGAAGTGTGACCATGATATATTGAGAATTGTTTAACAATTCTACATTGCATGAGCAAAGATCTAAAATATAGTGAACTCCTAGTACTTTATACGGTGCCATTTAACATATTTTTTTATACTTGATATTTAGATGAATTCAATACGCCTTATTATTTCTTGGTCGATAAGCAAAAACATTTTCCGGTGCATCAGGGCTCATCCATTCTGTGATCTTATCATAGTTCTCAATAGAGAAGAAGCACTGATTGTAATACCATTCTTCCCAAGGAATATGACCTTTGGATTGATTGCAAGAATGACAGCAGGCAACTACATTCGTCTTAATATCTAAACCACCCTTACATTGAGGTATAACGTGATCTAGTGTAATGTCTTCTTTAGATTCACAATAAGCACACTCGTGATTCCAGGCATCCTTTATATTCTGTCTCCATAATCGTTTTGCCTCCGATTTATTTGTTGCCTGAAGATTAAACAGATAGTCCTTAGGCGAGTGCAGAGGAACCATAAGTAGTTGCAACTTATAATTATTTATTCTAAGTTTTTAAATTTAATCTTATGGGTATTCTTACAGGCATCTCTTCCCCAAATACGAATTAAACTATCTACATAAGAACAAACTTTTTTCTTCCTCCCGCAGTATGGACATTTTGCATCTGGAGGATCGGATAAGTAACCCTCAGGTGTATACATCTTATAAGTTATTCAATACTTCTCTAAACAATAGACTCCACGCTTCTCTACAATAGCAGAACAGGAATCGCACCAGTCTCCACAGCACATATAAGTGATCTTACCAAACTGACGAATGTTCCCCGAGTGAATATGACCACAAATAATTCCAGCATACTTCTTATCTTCCTGAGCACAAAAAACCGCAATATCAGACTCATAACAGTTAATATACTCTCTACCCCTTACGGTATTCTTTAAGTAATGAACCAGAGAAAATTGAAAGAAACGATTTAACCAAATACTTAGTGGTGTTATAAACTCATATCCCCAATTAAAGATAAGTTGTTTCCAAGAACCAGAGGAATATTCAGAATACTTATCCCCGTGAACACACAGGAACTTATTTCCCCTAGAATCCTTATGAACGTATTCATTACAAATCAAAAGATTCTTGTGCTCAAAGTCACAATACCTTCTCAACATTGCTTCATGATTACCAAGAATATAGACAACCTCTGTGCCCTTCTTTGCTAGGCTGAGAATTGCATGAACACATTCTGTATGTTCCTTCTTCCATCTTGTATGGTATCTTTCCATACAATGAATGTCTAGAATATCTCCAACCATCACTAGTTTTTTAGTCTTAAGTTCCTTCAGAAACTTCAAGAACTTTTCAGTATTGCATCTATCGGTGCCCAGGTGAACATCAGAAATGAAAACAGTATCGTAGGTCATTTTGATTTTTTTAGTTCCTATCTATTTAAGGATTTATGGTTTCCTGTATTATAGCATAAAAAAAGAGACCCGTAAAGGGTCTCTAATTTTATCACCCGTAAAGGGTCTCTAATTTTATCAACCGATTGAAGGAGCAGTAAGAGCAACAGGAGTTGCTTCAACTGATGCCAAATCCAAAGGAAAATTATGTGCATTTCTTTCGTGCATTACTTCCATCCCAAGTCCACCACGATTAAGAATATCAGCCCAAGTAGGAATTACTTTGTTCTGACTATCAGTAATAGACTGGTTGAAATTAAATCCGTTCAGGTTGAAAGCCATGGTACTAACACCAAGAGCGGTAAACCAGATGCCTACAACAGGCCAGGCAGCAAGGAAGAAGTGGAGACTGCGTGAGTTATTAAAGGACGCATATTGAAAGATAAGTCGTCCAAAGTATCCATGTGCAGCCACGATGTTGTATGTCTCTTCTTCTTGTCCGAACTTGTAGCCGTAGTTCTGCGATTCAGTTTCTGTGGTTTCACGAACCAGTGAAGAAGTCACTAGCGAACCGTGCATAGCACTGAAGAGTGAACCACCGAAGACGCCAGCCACACCAAGCATGTGGAAGGGGTGCATCAGGATGTTGTGCTCGGCTTGGAACACCAACATGTAGTTAAACGTACCAGAAATACCAAGAGGCATAGCATCACTAAAACTTCCTTGACCAAAAGGATAGACAAGGAACACAGCAGTCGCAGCAGCAACAGGTGCAGAGTAAGCAACCATAATCCAAGGGCGCATACCTAATCGATAGCTAAGTTCCCATTCTCGTCCCATGTAAGCATAGATGCCAATGAGGAAGTGGAACACGACGAGTTGGAACGGACCCCCATTGTAGAGCCATTCATCAAGGGAAGCAGCTTCCCAAATTGGGTAGAAATGTAGTCCGATTGCGTTGGAGCTTGGTACGACTGCTCCTGAGATGATGTTGTTTCCATACATTAAAGATCCAGATACGGGTTCACGAATGCCATCAATGTCCACAGGGGGAGCACCGATGAATGCGATGATGAAACAAGTAGTTGCCGCAAGTAGGCAAGGAACCATCAACACACCAAACCATCCCACATAAAGTCGGTTGTCGGTGGAGGTAACCCATTCACAGAATTGGTTCCATGGGTTAGATTGTCTTTGTAAAGCAATAGTAGCAGTCATTTTTGAAAAGGGTAGTAGATATGAGTTCGAGGGAGAACTGTTAGTAAGTATTTCCATGGCACCCTAGGCCTTGGATATGAGAGACACTTTACTTCTGATGGTCTCGGTTACAGAAGTGTTACGGAACGTAAAGATTTGTCTTTGTTTCCTAACTTATTTAGTATAATATAATCTTAATAAAAAGTCAATCAGCATAAATACTCACCTTTATTGTTTTCTGGACCGAGCATGAAACAGACAAGCTGGTTGAATAAATAAAAATAAAACAAATATGAAAACCTTTAACGAGTTTATAGGGGAGACTGATCTTGCAGCTTGGTGGAACAAGGGAAGAAATACAAGAGTTCCTAATGAAACTCAAGCATCCTGGAAAGATCTGATGCGTGACGATAGAACACAACTTACTAGAACTGATCGAGCATTCAAGGCTGGAGCAAGTGGTGTTTCGGGTTGGAGACCTCTTAAAGCATTCAGTCCTGAAATGGTCAAGACAGGACCGACACCAGCAGTTAGACAAGCATTTGAACGTCCAGTAAGAACCGCATTAAGAGTTGGTGGGACAGCACTCAAAGTTGGTGGGGCCGCATTAAGAGTTGCAAATATCGCTAAAACCGGATCTCCGCTAGGAATTGCTGCAGCAGTTCTTGAACCAACCCCAACATCATCTCGGGATACTCCGAGTACTGCAGTTCTGCCACCAGCATTGAAAAATAAGTATGCACCTAAAACAGTAAGGTAGCAAAATGAGTCGCCCTAGAGAATATAATGCGCCAGTTAGGATTCCATGGAATGACTCAATTCACTACATACTCAAAGCAATTGATAAGCACACATACCTTTACATAAAAACCGGAGATACCTGGCATGAAGAACAAGCCAAATATCTCCGGGAATATCTTTATAGATTAAAAACCTGGATAGTTTCTCAGGAAGATTAGATCACATTACAGCATTTTTTATAATACATCTTACGATCATCCAACCCATTATAACCACCATTTACTCTGAGAGTAACTTGCTCTACCGTTGGATTTGTATCACAGAGGGCATTCATAGAATTATTATGCCACCAGAACCCGGCACTAGTAAAGGGATAACGAGAAGCAACATATGATACACCAGTCATAACTTCTGGATCCTTGATATAATTAGCAAATGCCTGATAGTTTGCTCTACCAGTCAGTTGAATATATCCAGCACCCTTGAACTTTTTACCATCACCGGGCTGGATATTGCCAAGATCATCACGACCCTCATAATCAGCACCAGATGCTAGTTCTTCCTTGTATCTTCCACCACCAGACTCATGAGAAATCTGTGCGAGGAAGTGACGAATACGAGAAGGAGTAGTGATTTCAAAAGTCTTCAGGCACTTATTCAGTTCAACAATCTCTGTATCTTGAATGAGTGTAGTACTACATCCCCAGATGAATGCAAGTTCCNCCTTTGAGACAAGTTGCATACCATAAACTGGTGGTTTTGTTCTATAGAGTTTTGCAAACTCTTCCAGAATCTCAGGTGCTACATGCATTTGAAGATACTCCCATGCTTTCAGTTGCTCTGGAGTATTCTTATTATACTTAATCGCATCTAAAAAGTTAATAGTCATAAGAAAATTCTACCCCACCCATCGTTTCCATTTGGACACCAACGAGCATCTAATTCAGACTTCTTATAGATAGCACCCTTACCGCTATAAACATCCCCAGTATAACCATCATTGAGTGAACCATAAGGATCATTTACAACATAATCCCCACCTTCGGTCTTACCAACTACAACGACCATGTGGCCCCCAGTAGGATTAGACAAAGAACCTCTATGGAGAATGCCAATAACCACAGGCCGTCCAGCAGCCAACTCACGATCAAGATCTGAAAAAGACAGATTGTAACTAAACTGAGAACGGATACCGTAGTCAGATAATACCTTCGTTTGAACTGTGTGATCTGTTGTATCACCGATTGCAAAGACTTTGCGAATATACGCATCATCCCCCTGTGATCCAATTAGAGTTCCTGGTTTAAAGTACTGAAGGCACATCGCACAACTAGAACTATTACAAGTGCGTGATGCATCGGTATAGTTATCAGTCTGTGGATAATATGGAACATCTAACCGAATAGATGATTTTGGTTTCTCTATCTTGGTTCTGTAAATACGAACCCAATTTGCACTATCCTCAAGAAGTGATGCAGCATACTTCTCAATATTTTTTTCAAGTTCTTCTACCGCAGCAACATGCTTTGGATTTTTTTTATCGTAAAAATTAAAAAAGCTATGTAAATCAATTTTCATTAGGAGTTTCCTCTATAGTATGAAATGGCTATAATCATAACAGTAATTTCAACAGCAAAGAATACCAAGGCTGCTGTGTAAAACATGCCTAGGTATCAGAATACACCAAAAAAGAGTTTTCCAGTAATCGCATAAGATACTACTGCTGCTACAAATCCTAGCATCGCAAGTCTTCCATTTAAAATTTCTGCACGTTCGTTGTGTGTTTGATTTTCGTAATTCATTTGATCTTCCTCGGTAATGTACATTTTAGGTTCTTTGGCGAACATGTTTTGTTGTCCATGTTCATTAGTAGTAATTGACATGACTATCTATTAGAGATTGTTATATTCAAATTGGAAGAAGTCTTCCACCCGCATCTTTCCAGATTCATTTTGCCACCAAGAAATTAAACCGTCTCGGCTTCCTCTATGAAAGGCATCCACATGTTCTGGATGAATTGTTGATCCAAGATCAACCTTATAAACAAATGCAGGAAATGAGTAAGTTCTACCAGCATTGTAGACTAGATCATCAGCTACAGCTCTAGGACGAACCCCATTATCAAGCTTATACTTATCTTCACGGACATGAAAGTGCATAAGCTTTTCAGCATATCTACGATTAATCATATAGCAAGCAGTCGAAAAATCATCTACAAGTCTTGGATGCAAATTTCCAAGCAATTTTCTGGGATTAATGACTGCAAGTTGTACGACATCCCAATCGTAGGGAATATATGAGTAGAGTTCCCTCCAAGTGAAGGGCCAATACTTCACAGTTTCTAGATCAATGTCATCCTCACAAATTATAGCATAATCTGAATCAGAGGTGTTCAACCAATGCTTCATTGCCTTGAGATGAGAAGTGACACAACCCACTTCGCCAGAAGAAATTTCCGGATACCTCCCAACGAGTATATCACTAAGATCATCATCCCTGCCATCATAAGCAGAGATTCTTTCATAGTTTTTAATTTCCCAGTGAGCAAATTGTTCTTCAACATTTTGCCGCCTTTCTGGTTGGCCATCGAGATTTAGGTAGTAGATGGGACCAATTCCGTTAAGTTTATATGCTGATTTATTTTTGTCCATGAATGATTTTTTCTACACTCGGTAAATAATATTTGGTAATGACTTTAATCCAGTCAAAATTCTTTGAGTATTCTAGTATAGCTTTACGATTTTGTAAAGAGTATTCTCGGTTTTCAATAATTTTTCGTTCTACATACTCAACATCCTTAACTTTATTTTCGGGAATGACCGTAATAAACTCCTTAGTGGTGTCTAGATTGGCCTTACCCCATTCACATACTACCACACCTAGCCCTGCTGTCAAGGCCTCCATACAGACTAGTGGATGCGCCTCACCATCAGATAGAAGTACTAAATTACCATACTGAGTAAGATTCTTATATAGAGTTGGCTTATCCCATTCCCCAAGATAATTTTTATTTGGATTAAATCTACTGTCAGCAATATTTCCAGCAAACCAAAGACTTTCAATAGATTGGAACATATGCTGTCGCTTTCTATAGTCAATCTTTGCAAGATAGATACTACGGTCTCCAAATTCTGGAGCCTCAGTGTAACTAAACACCTCCGAGCATACTCCATTTGGAGTTATAAAGAGCTTTTCTGAAGGAATACTCAATAGAATTTTATAGATGTTTGAAATACCTTCAGATAGGCAGAATACATTTGGCTGAACTTGTCCAAAGGTATTGAAGATGTCCACATATCCATTGAACATATCCGGGCGTTCCAGATACCCAAAATGGCTGGTAATTGCCTTTGGATATTGAATATATGGATAAATCTCAATAAATTCATCATAGTGAATATGAACAAAATCTGGACGAAAATCATTTACTTCATTGATGATTTGTCTAGCGTCTTTTGTGTTTATGATTTGAACTTCGTGTCCAATAGCTTCTAAAGCAGTTTTGGTATCCCAAATAAGAATCTCAACTGCACCCCAACCAGTTGGGGGAATGGGCATAATTCCGGGGCCAATAAGTGTAATTTTCATAGTTACCAGGTGGGTCCTTTACAATCTACTCCACGAACCAATCTAAGTGGAAGTGGTATTTTTACTAAGTCATTTTGACTATAGTATCTATTATAGCACGAATACTTAAATGCTTCAGCAACTGGTGCCCAACACTCATCGACATTCACTAGGCCATTCATTGTATGAGTATATGCTTTTAAAAATTTAATATATCTCTGCCCAAAAATAAATCCCAAATCTGGGAAATGTTGTGAATGAGAGGAAAGATAAAACTTACTAGAATTCAACTCAGACAAATTAGGATAGTCCCAGATATTTAGATCACTTCGAATGGTGATAATAAAGTCATAAGTTTTTCCAGTAGACTCTAAAAGTTTTCCAACTTGTTCAATGGAGTATAATTGGGAAAGTTGATTATGAAAATTCTTTTGATGAAACCTTTCGGTATCAAAACTCTTTTTAATTTCGGAAAACAGTTTTTCGTTAGAAAATTCTTTTGGCTTCTCAGTTTGTATAAAGTGTGGCTGCCACTTAGATACAAATCGGTCTAAATCATCACGGTCCTTAGGACACTTCTCCATCTGAAGCCAGGTGGAGTATTCCCAATCTGAAGATACGTGAGACCTATCCCACTGCTTCTCATTCTCATCATCCCACCAAAGATGTGCATAGATGTCAGTATCGTATCGATCAAAAATAAATTTTTTATGAGATTCATAGCAATATGGATTTGCAGTAAATCTAGGTTGGCCATAGTATAGACACGCTACTTTCATTTAAACTTCTCCACAAAATCACTACAAATACCATAGCAACTAAACGAGGTTAGGCTATATAAAATATCTAAACTAAGATTCATTTCTGGCATCACTAACACCGAATTTGGGGTATATGCTTTGCCAGGATATGTCCATATGTGCCCCTTACTAGTAAGAGTAAAATCATCATTTTGATGCCAAAAATAATTAAATCCACTAGTAGTTCTAGAAAACTCATAGAGAGCTTGCAAATCTTTACAGTGAATCCAAAGATTATTAATTCTCTGCCCAAACCAAATCCAACTTACTTGATACTGGGGTTCATCATGACCAAGGAATAGACTTTTAGTCTGCTTATCAACTCTTACGTCAACCTCAACGTCATAACCACATTCAATGGCATGATCAATATATTCAAGTGAATTTTCAAGTAGGGGATTAGGCCCGTCCAAATTACCTCGATGTGCTATAAGTTTCATTGGTGTAAAAAATAGAACTGTTTAATTCATCATAACTTTCAACTTCATATACGCTGGCACCACTTGCATAGGCTGCGGCCTTTCCAACCTCGCTATCCTCAAAGATAATAGTATCGCTTGGAGAAACTCCCATCAATTTCATTGCAGTTAAGTAGATCTCTGGATCGGGTTTTGGGGTTAAATATTGAGCACTTAAAATATGATCAACATATTCAGAAACCCCCAACAAGCTTACAACCTTCTCCACAAAACTATATCTAGCATTTGATGCTAAGACAATTCCAATATTAGAATCCTTTAGTTTTTTGAAAAGTGATTTGATTTGTCCATTTGCCATTATATTTTCATCAAAGAGAATACATGAATAGGTATCTTTCAATTTCCAAATAGAATCAATATCATCATTGTGAATTTTTCCACTCTTTGCTAGCTGTTCCAACTTAGTCAATGTTGGGATAGTACCAAACTCATCATCCTCTTCTTGAGAATATTCATATCCATAATCCGCAAGTGCCTTTGCAGTTGCTGGATAGTGAAGTAGCCTACTGTTTACCAGGACTCCATCAACATCAAATATACAGAGTTTAATCTCTAGCATATTAACCCCTTACGGCATGAGCATCCATTGGGCATGGTGCCAAATCATTCTGAGAAAATCTCCTCAGAAAGGAGCCCATTTTGAATGCCTCAGGAGAAGGTTCCCAAATATTTTCATATACTGAGTCAACATCATCAAAGGCATTTTTAGACCAACTAAGAAACTTAGTTCCGAAAAATTGTATAGTGTCTGGGAATCTTGGATGATGTCCAGGAAGATAGAATTTATTAGGATCACACATTTCGAGATTTGGAAAATTCGTAAGTATTGTATCATACCTGGCAAGAATTACCCAATCATATGTCTGATTAGTCTCTGGAGCCCTTCTATATGCATCAAATAATTCGGATACAGCTTTAATTGAGTATAGCTGTGACATGATATTGCTATAATTTTTTTCATTCCAATGCCCTTCTGGATGCTTACCGGTGAAGTTTGCATCGACAAATGCCTTTGCATTTGGGGGCAATTCAAAAGTTCTCGGCTCATTATGTTGAACCAAAATTGGATTATATTTTGTACAAATTAACTCCAAAGCATTTTCTGGAATTGGGCAGTTAGAAATGCGGGACCAAGAAGAATAATCATACTCTTCATCAGATTCCTTCCACCAAACATGCCCAAAGACATCAGTATCATACCGAGTGATAATAGATTCCTTATAAACCCGTTCAATCTCAGGGTTGTCGATAAATCTTGGTTGACCAAAAAATAATAGTGCTACTTTCATCAAACTTCTCCTTTATAATTCTCCAAGAAGTAATTCAGATCTTCTGGAGTTCCAAGACCCCACATATCATCAGATCCAATTTCCTTAATACGAATTTTCTTACCGTCCTCAATTGCTTCATTATATACTGGGCACACATAGAATTCATTATTTGTGCGAATATTTTTGCGAATCATCTGCTCAGAATACTTAACGTAATCGGAACCATGCTTCCAGTAGTAAATTCCAGCAGTTGCATGATTACTGATAGGCTTTTTCTCAGCCACTTCTGAAACATATCCATCTTCGCCCAATTTTGCAAATGACCACTTAGGATGAGTTGCTGGAAATGTAACAATACCACCATCCACATTATCATTACTGAATGCATATAGAGTTTCATTACTATCCCACAGAATTAACTGATCAGAATTCGTAATAATTAGTGGATCTTCGGTGTTGATGAATTCCTTAGCAAGAAGAGTTGTGCAACATGCCCCTTCGGTAAGTCCTTCAACTTGAACAATGTTACAATTTGGAGTCAATAGATTGAGAAGATATTGAAGATTATACTTATCATAATGCTCTTTCTGCACAACATAGGTATAAGTAGCTTCAACATTTAAGCCTCCAACAACAACTTGAATCATGGGTTTACCACGAACTTCAATCAAAGGTTTTGGGAAAGTGTAGCCAACTTTAGCAAAGCGACTACCAGCTCCAGCCATAGGAATAAGAACATTCATTTTTTCAGATCTCCAAGCGATTTTTGTTTTAGTGGGTTTACTGAGAATATTTTTAATCTTGTCAATTTTACTTTGTGTTAGATCCTTTCGGTTATCTACTGGAATTAAATGACTCTTACTATCAAGAGCACCTTGCCTACCAATATGACTATCTTCTACTATAACGGTATTTTCCGGAATGGCTCCAAATGCAATCATACACTTCCAGTACATTTCTGGATAGGGTTTATTGCGGGTGACATCTTCATTACTTACAAAAATATCAACAAACTCCAATACTCCCAACCGAAGTAAGATTAGTTTAACGGTATTTCGAATACTATTGCTAGCAACAGCAATATTATAACCCATATCCTTGAGTTGTGAGAAGTAACTCATCAACTCATAATCCTTATTAACCTGCTCACCAAAAATAACTAGGGTCTCATCTTGCTTATCTTTCCAAATCTGACTATATGATTCTGGGGATAGCCCCTTCCTCTGCGTAAGAATTGCAAGCTTATCACTTGTCGGAAGTCCATCATAAACACTCACATGCTCCTGACGGGTAATTGCAAAATCGGGATTGACCTTAACCAAAGCTCGATTTAAAGCCTCATAGTGAACATCTTTACTATCTATTAGAACTCCGTCAAGATCAAAAATTACTAACTTACTCATACTACATCTCTATAAAGTTTAGGATAAAATGGATGTTTGTGAACAATAAGATTATTTCTCTTTACGTTCCAACCTAAAATACATTCTGGATTTACAACTGCACCCTCATTACAAATGTCTTCAAAATCAGGATACATTCTACAGTAGGACATCATAGTATCATAATCCCCAAAAGCAAAGGTATCTCCTAGAGCATAATCTGTATGACTTTGAATATCTGTAATATGAAGTCCTTGTGGATCATACTCAGATAGCTTACCTAACGGTTCTGTAAACCAATTATCTGTGCGAGTTCTAATGACAAAATCGAATTTCCCATTTCCCGCATCCTGAACGTATTTATCCATCAATAATGAAACCTTGTGCAAACTATATGCTTGAGATACAATATTATTCAGTGGGTGATAGTACC